ATAAACTGTACCGACCGCATCGAAGTATTGGATATATGGCGGAAGCGAGAAAATGACAGAGTTAATTTCAGAATTAAACTGGCAATTCTTGTTTATTAGTTGAATATTTCTCAACCACTGGTCATCTGCGGTGTTGTTATATTGAGTATTATAGAAACTGCTGTAAGAGAACAAGAATTTGATATAGTCAGGAAGATGTTCGAGATATTTGTCGCCGTAAAGCGAGAAGGCATCGACAGCTTCAAAATTAGTTTCTGTCAATACATTTCGAATATCCCAGTTACCGTTAGTATTCTTGAGATATACGTGGCCAGCCAAACAATAGATAATATTATTCTGGCAAAGCGGGTGTTTAATTCCAAGAGTATCTTCAATATCATGCTGGCCGAATACCATTGCAGTCTGTACAGAAATCGGACTCGTCAAAGCACGGAAATAAGACATGTAGTCGTCACGAGTAATAAGTTTACCGCGAGATGAGAAATATGCCGGAGCATTAATCTTCATGCTTGCCTGACTTTCGAAGTCGTCACCACCATAAATATCTGAATTTATAATAAATTGAATATTGTTGGTCAATGAGACAATACTTCCGTTGACAGAAGCATTTATCTGGTTGTTATGAGTCATTACAGAACCGTTTACGCCGACCGTATTGGCTTCTTTACCCTTTGTAGAAAGATATTTGACATAAAGGTTATCTTTATCAGTCTTTAAGCCGATTTTTGCAATATTCGGTTCAGAACTGAACGTGACACGAACAGTTTTATCTGGATTAGTATCTATCAGGCATACAGGAAGCGGGCCGTTAGCCGGAAGTCTGCCAGCCAGGTTTACAATATCTTCATTAAGATAGATTGACTGGGTTTCAATGGTATAAAGATTTTCTTTATTGAATGCGTCGATTTCATCTGCACCGATACCGACTTGACACCAACTTATTTCTGGTAAATAAACATTTTCAGCGAAAGCATACGGATCACGTTTACCGTACCAGTTAGAGAACGAAATATCGTCAATATCATAGAACTGACACGGTTCGCCGAGTTTCTTCATATTGGCGGTACCGAGAAATTCTACAATCTTTTGCTCAGCCTGGAAACATTTAATCGGAGTAATATTATTCGTATTATAAAGGTTCATGCCGATAAGCGGAATGTATTCGGCGTGTTCTTGCGGAACGGCAAATGTAAGGTCTTTATACCAGTCTGAAGATTCGCCGTTTGCAATATCTTCGTCAGTGAATATGTAGCTATAGCCGCTGTCAAGAATATACGGATTACCGTTGAAAGTAAGTTTCGTAGTTTCTTTGTTGAAGAAAATTTCTGTACCTGAAGTCAAAGTTTTCGGAAGAGGACCTTTGATACGGATAATGAGGTCACAACGTGCCGGGATAGGACGTCTTGGATTATATCCAAGGTTTTTACAGTGCTTGATTATACTGGAATCGAGCTTTGCAGTCGAAATAAAACCTTCTTCAGCAGTACGTTGGATATAAAAGTTAGTCATGTCGGTAACGGCGGCAAGCATTTCAGTGAACATGCCGAAAATCGTCGCCGAGGTTATGTTTTTAAAGCGAGGATCTGATTTTAACCTTGCTTGAAATTGCTGTACAAGCTGATTATATGTAACGTTCAAGTAATTAAGCATCTATAACCTTCAATTTTTATATTATTTATAGTATTTGGAATAGATGCAAAGAAAATGACATAATCAAATGGAGGATATTATAAATAATACAAAACAGTTAAGGTATAAACGTGAATTTAAATTTTCTTAATCCATTTAGTAGCAGCTTCTTAAAAACCTCGCCGGAACATAGTGAAGTCCGTGCAAGAGAGGCAGCTCGTAACTCATACGGTAAAATCGAAGACACCATTGACTGGTCTGCTTTGTCAAACGCATACGGGAATACATTTGATGACCCCGCTAATCCGCGAGACACAACCCAGATTTATTTTGACCAAATTTATATAAACAAGTGGCAGAAGATTAGCTGGTATCGTTCCATGGCAATGTACCCGCTTATCGGTAAAGGCTTGAATATTATTACCGACGAAGCAGTTTGCCCTGACGCTCTTGGTAATGTTGCAGTGTTTGACATCAAGGACCCATATAAGCAGAAGTTTACTGCGACTGAATATGCGACCTTGAAGATGGAATTTGATTATATTGTTGAATGTGTATTTGGACAAGAAAATATATGGGATTTGTTCTATAAGTGGTTACAGGATGCCGAACTCTTTTTGGAAATTGCATTGAATGACAATGGAGATAAAGTGGTCGGCATTAATACATTGGCTCCTTATGCGATGTTGGTCATTTATGACAGGGATTCCGATAATATTAACGGATTTATCGAAAATGTAAACTATCTTAATCAGGCGCAGGTACAGGACAAGAATACTGAAATACGTCGTTTCTTGCCGAACCAGATAGCCTATGTCCGTTATCCGATTACTTGGAATAACCGTAATGATGTTCGCGGACACTTGGAACGTTCTATTCGTCCGTTGAACCAGCTTAGAAATATTGAAGACGCTTTGACAGTTTATCGTATTACTCGTGCGACAGAACACCGTGTATTTAACATTTATACCGGTCGTCGTCCGCCTGACAAGGCTGCAGCTTATGTCCAGGAAGTTCGTAACAAGTATCGTAAGAATTTGACTCTCGATAATACTACTGGCATGGTCAACGCGGTCAAGAATACTCAGGCTATGACTGAAGACTTTTTCTTCTCGAAGGACGACTCTGGTCAGCAGTCTTCTGTTGAAACGTTCCCATCTGGATCTACATTTGACGGTCAGATTCAAGACCTTTATATGTTCCAGAAGATGGTTATGGACGGTATGTTTATTCCGCAGAATCGTTGGAAGTCTGATGAACTTAGCGGCGCAAATTATACTCAGGGTATTGAATCTGCAAACCTTGAGGAAGTCGCATTCCAGCGTTGCTGCCGCCGTCTTCGTAGGGCTTTTGCGGACGTAATTAGGCAGGTGTTCCTTGTTCATCTTCGTGTTCGCGGATATAAGGAAAAGTTCCTTGACAAGGCAATTTATAATATTGACCTTCATCCGGCAACTGACTTTGAACGTATGCGTGATCTTGCGCTCGCTGAAAAACGTGGTTCTGTTCTTTCTATGCTTTCTCAGTTCTTGCCGACGACAACGAATATTAAGCCTGGTAGCGAAGAACTTGCTCCGTTGTTCTCTAAGCAATACTTCATGGAAAAGATTCTCGGTATGTCCACTCAGGATATTCTTATGAATAACAAGATGCTTGAACAGGAAATCAAGCAGATGAATGAAGAAGCCGAAGCCGCAGCTGCTGCAGGCGGTGCAGAAGGTGAAAACCCGGACGAGGGTGGAGACTTAGGATTTTAATTATAGGAGAAAATATGAAGTATACAATTAATGAACAGGCAGCGGATTTGCTTGACGAAAATTATGAATTAGGCGAATCTGCGGACTACACAGTAAGGGCTTTGATTAATGCGTTAAAAAAATTTCCGCCGGATATGCAAGTACGTGTCGGAGAAGAATATAACTCTGAATCAATGTCAAGGATAATTAAAGTCGAATACAATAAGTACAATGATAATGTACAGATTGTAATTGACTAAATTAAAAAGACCGGTTGTTTAACCGGTCTTAATTTTTAATGCATGTATTCGCAATATTTGACTAGTGATTTTAGTGGCATATCGAAGTAGCTTAATTCACTATCCATGTTATCGTTTATTGCACAATAATCTCTTAACAGACTATAGAATAAGTCATCAGATACATATTTTGAAACGAATAGGTTATACAAGTCAAATACAGGTACAGGGAACGGCATGACATTCATATCGTCAATGTCTGGTGCATGCATCAACATGAAGTCAAGAGCAGACGTGATATTATGTCCGTCACAAGTCATTAAACGATAGTTATCGCCGTTGAATTCGTCCTTATACTGTTCATTCCAAGGAATCTTTTCGGTATCTTTAGGATCGCCGGTAATCTTAGAAAGAGGAATGCCGTATTTGTAGTATTTTTCAAGAGATTCAATATCGTTTTTAGAAACTGCATATGCAATCGGGTCTTTTGGCGTAGCTGCCTGACCGTCTGCACCGGTAGGCTTTCCATACAAACCTTTTCCAGAATGATGTAGTTCACGGAGACGGACAAAGTCTTCATCCGGATTTGGATCTTGTTCTGGTTCTTCATCATCTTCAATATCTGGGCCAAATTCAAAGTTATAATCTTCACGTGCTTGTTCGAGATCTTCTTCATAATCATCGTTGGCGTCATAAAGATTTACAATTTCTTTAGCTACGGCAATTGGGTCAGCACCGTCTTCAATAAATTGTTTAATAAGGTCACGGTGGTTTCTGTAATAATTATATACGGATTCTTCACCCATATCGAAGATTTCATCAAGAACCGTATCGATAAAATCGTTATCAGTTTCAACTGATTCACGAATACCGTGGAATTTAGACGCACCGATACCGCGTTTAATTTCGAATTTGATACATTGCGCGGCAAAATCAGGGGCAACAGAAGTTTCATTATTACTGAAATAATCAGTAATAAGGTTCATAATGTCATTGATATGCTTCTTTGTATCTATGCCATATTTCTTTAGCCAATGTATTACATTTGCTGTATATTTTTCAAAGGCAGTTTTCATAATAAGTTCCTATATTGTTCATTAAATGTTTTAAAGATATTAGCATAAAGTTGAATATTATTTGCCGTTTCTTTAGAACTAAACTTGCTTACGCCAGTTTCATCTGGTTCAAGAAAGTCAATTTTTAATTTTACAGTACAGAAAACAGAATTACGATTCAGTGTATATCCGATAATTGCTAAACGGTTAACATTGTCGACATTCTGTTTGATATATGGACGAAAATACTTGTCAAGCTGCATTAAGTAGCTCTTGACATCGGTATTGATTTCGTTGGCCATATCGAAAAGCTTGATACGAAGTATGGCAAATGCTTCACCTTTCTTAGTTTCAACATCCTTAAGTGCAACACCGTCAATGTTATGAACAATGAAAAGCAACTTATTACGGAGAAGAACATCGTCAATTTGGAGCTGTTTGCTAACCTTTACAGTATTTTTGTCAAGCTGTTCAATAATATAATCTGCACATTCTGTACTATTATAGCCGTCATTGTACATATCAATAACGTCTTCGTTAAGTTCACGAGGCATTTTCTTAATGATATAGCCGGATTTCTTAACGATATTAGCAACTGACTTGAGATAGCGGTTGAACATTTTTTCAATATTACTGCTTTCGTTCATACTACGCAAGGACAAGACATAGTTTTTCGGGTCGACACCGTTAATGTACGACTCGAAAAGCCCGTCAAGGTCAAGCTTTATATCTGTATGCTTACGGGAAATAATTTTTTCAACAGTAGATTTATATTGAAGAAAATCCATTATTACTCGTCAGTTCTGATAATTTCGAAGTTAGAGTATGAGAATGTTGCGGAACGTGTAACCTTACCATCGGCGTTGTGGTCAAGACCGAAATCAGAGATAGTCTTCGGCCAGCAACGATACAGGAACCATTTAACCGGAAGAGACTTCTTCAACGTAGAGTCATAGAGCTTAATTTCGATAGTAGCGCAGTAATCGGAAGCGAAGTTAGAGATTGCGCCGCCGGTCATTTCGTTGCTACCGCCGCCAATATCCTGGCTAAAACCTTGGTTCATCAAGCAGTTTGCCCACTTGTGAAGCTGCTGAGAAACTGTCAAATCCTGGAATTCATCCCAAAGAATGGTCAAATCGCCAGAAACAGTTGCACGGCCAGGATAGAGAAGCTTGGTTCCCATGTACTGGGTATCAAGTTCGTTGAAAGACTTAGCCGGTAAAGAAGCCTGTCTTGCGCGAAGCATCAATTCGTTAGCATCAAGGATTGATGCGAGTTCAGAACGAGTTTCGAAAATGAAGCGCGTCTGGAAAAGATATTGCTTGGCAAGGTCCGGCAGGGTAGAAAGATGTCCAAACACGGACATACTAGTATCAAAACGCTGATTCGCCATTATAATTTCTCCTAAATTATTTCTTTTTATTATTTATAATGGTGAACAGATATTTAGAGTTTTCATAAAAACATTTAGAAATTTTATAAATAATTTATATAAATCCAAATTTGTGAGTGAGTGAAATTCCGTTTATTTGTGTTTATTTAAGTTTATAAAATTATTTAGGAGAATTTATGGCTAAATATTCAGTTCCAGGAATCCGTTTTACCGAGATAGATAACACTATCCGTGCGGAATCCGATCCGGGAATGGGCATTGGTGCAATCGTTATGGCATCAAACAAGGGCCCTGTTAACCAGCGTGTGGTTACGAAGAACTATAACGAATTTACCGAAATTTTCGGTAAGCCGGAAACTCTTGAGAGTTACGGTCACTTCGCTGCTGAGAATTACTTCGCTAATTCTAACCAGCTTTTCGCTGTTCGTGCAACAATGGGTGACGAACAGTATGCACAGATTCAGTATAGCTATCGTGGCGCTCCGGTGACTGCTACTAATGAGTCACTTGATACAGCTAAGATGACTTATGTTGACAAGGAAGGAGATAATAATCTAGTCCTTCTCCAGCCGCTTTCTGCAACTACCATTGTAGAATCCATGGTTTCTGGTGGTGACTGGACTTATGATGGTGGCGACGAAGATCCGGATGGTGGTATTTTCGGTTTTGCTCTCAAGCAAAAAGCATATTACAACGTATTTACGGACTTTAAGAAAGAAACTGAAGACCTTATCGTTTTCAAGGGCATGTCTGACCCGGACACTTGGGAAGGCACAATTACTGAAAGTGGTTATCGTGTTATTTATCCGACTAGTGTCGATAGCGAAGGCGAGAATGCACAGCTTGACACTAAGCTTAATTTTACGGTTTCTGGTTGGAATTCTTCTGCAGATCCGGGAAGCGTTAGTATTTCTAAGAAGGGTTCGCTTTATAACGTAGTCAGTATCGATGTTCCGGCATCTGCAACGCTCGATAAGGAACGCAACAAGATTACATTCTTCAGCGATACTTCTGCATATTCCGCAATCAGTGGTTGGGAAGTTTCCGGTGTTAAGTTTGAAGATATTTTCGATAATCAGTATTTCCTTGGTGATTATGATTTTAAGACCGCTAAGCCATATGAAGACAATTACGGTATTCTTGAAGCTCAGCGCATGGAAATCATGGACTGGGATCAGCCAGATATTAAGAAGACTTACTATGTCGATAGTGCTCGTTTTAATGAAACTTGTGCACAGGCATACGGTATCAAGTATACTGAATGGTTTAACGTAGATTCTAACTATGCGATTGTCGGTAAGAAGAACCTTGACGACAAGACTGGTACGGATTTCGTATTCTGTTCTGCAGTTTCTGCAATGTATACCAACAAGACTCAGAAAGAAGATTGGCTCGGTAACGATGATATTAAGGAACGTACTCCGCGTGAAGTTATCGTCGACATGATGGATGCTTACGGCTGTAACGATATTTCTGACATCAACGATTACTACTACATGAAGTATCACGATGTTTTCACTGATTCTACCGTTGAAAAGATTATTAAAGAAAAACCGGAATATTATGACGAAAAGAACACTCAGGATTTCAGCAACCATGTAGAAAAGTATCTCTTCTGGCTCTATTCTGAAAAGGGTACTAACGTTCTTACCAAGGAAAGCGTTTATCTCGCAGATAATACCGACCTTGTTAAGTTACCGATTCAGGCCGGCCATTTCGTTGATAAGAGTGACGGCGAACGTGTTAATTTGAATAATATTGTTGCATATCCGACCTCTTACTTGGTCAATTCTGTCGATAAGACTTACGCAGACGGCTATACCGTCAAGACCGACGCTGAAGACGAACCGGGTATCGGTGATATTGAACGTTATAAGTCTGTATTTGATGACCAGCTTGTTATCGCTTCTATCGGTCCTGGTGAATACGGTAACGACATCGGTGTTTCCATTATTACGACTGAATGTGCTGACATTCCGGCTCTCCATCATCAGAATGCCTTCCAGTGGAAGGATAAGTATGACGATGAAGACCAGATTAAGAAGGACACTTCTCCGTACTATGAAAACCCGCTCAACCTTATCTGGAAGAAGGTTTTCCGTATCAATGTCTACGTCAAGACTAAGACCCAGACAGCTGAAGCCGCTTGGGGTACAGGTATGGACGCTCTCTTGAAGGATCCTGCAGAATCTTGGTGGGTTTCTACTGACCCGTATGCAAAGGACGGTGAAGGTAATAGCCTTTACGCTCCGGTTGTAATCAACGGTCATTCTGACTACATCTATGTTTCTCGTTCTTCTGCTGCTACTGCTGCTAACAAGAAGGGTGAATTTGTCCAGCCGAACCAGACTTTCGCAATTTACAACCTCACCGGTGGTAAGAATTCTACCAAGAATACGATTTCTGAAAAGGCTGCTGCTCTTAACTTCTATAACGACAGACAGCGTGCTAAGTTTGACATTCTCTTCAACGTCGACGCGGTTGATACGTTCAACGGTCGTCAGAAGTATAACGCTCTCCAGCGTAAGATTGCTCAGATTGCTGCATCTCGTACCCAGGATATTGGTGTTGTTCAGGTTACTTCCAAAGCTGCAAAGACTGCTAAGCAGATGCTTTCGGAATCCAAGAACTTCTCCTTCAACAAGGGTGATTACGTAGCTGAATACGGTGGTTACGACAAGTATTACAACTCTGACCTCGCTGCATGGATTTACTTGCCGAAGTCTGTTGCTGGTGCTTGCTCTATGGCTTACTGTGATAATTACTTCTATCCGTGGATGGCTCCGGCAGGTGTCGAACGCGGTACGATTAACTACACCAACGGCCAGTTGCTCCGCCTTACCGATGACGAAATCGGTCAGCTCTATGACAATAACGTTAACACGACCCGCGACTGTGGCGGTTACGGCGTGGTTCTCTGGGGCCAGAAGACGGCTCTCAAGAAGAACAGCCTGCTTAACCGTATCAACGTCCGTCGTTGCTTGAACTATATCGAGAAGATTCTTGAAAACAAGATGACTCCGTACCTCTTCATGCAGAACAGCGTTAACACTCGTAGCTCCGCAAGAAATGATATTCGTAGCTTCCTCGAAAGAGTCAAGGCTGCTGAAGGTATCTATGACTTCGACTTGAGCGTTACTGCTGACCAGGACGATCCGACAATCATGAACGTTGCAATTCAGATTCAGCCGACAAGCGCAATCGAATTCATCGACATCAAGATTATCGTCAACCGTCAGTCTGGTGTTTCTGTTATCGAAGAATAATAGATTCAAAAAGAAAATACAAAAGGCATCCGGAAGGATGTCTTTTGCTTTATATAAATAATTAGAGGTTTAATAAATGGCTACTTTTCAAGAAAATGTCGACTATATAGTAAATGACAAGAGTACAATGGACAGGTTCCATGTTGAACTTACATTTACCTTTAATGTGACCCCGTATCTTCAGGCAAATACTTTTAGAATTACAATTTACGATGTAATGACACATCGTGATTTGACGATAACCGCCGACGATTTAATTTACGGCAATTCATATGGTCTTGTACCGTTCGGACCTGAGGTGTCTGAGGTAAATTCGATAACAAAAGCAAAACAGCTTGATGATAGCCTTATCGAAAATGACGGTTTAGTAATATTCTTCAGCGGCAACGTTTTGACTATCGTAATGATACCGAGATGTTCAAATGATACGAAGACTATTGGATTCTATTCTTCTAGCATTTATATTCAGTTTTCACAAGATGATGATATAAAGAACAGCATAACGTTCTATGCCGCATTATTTCCGAAAATTTTACGTGATGATAATGTAATTCAGCTTGACAATGACGTAGATGACCCTATTTTTGGCGCAGATAAAAATATTAGGCCGGCATATGATTTTAATAAAAATATATCGAAAAGCATAGATAGATTTAATTATGATACGAAAGAAATTTTCTATGCGAATACTACGTATAGTGCACATAAAGAAGGCGAAGTTCCTGTGTATATTAGCAAAATTTCGGCATATGGTATCGACGAATACGATAGGCAGATGCTTAGTTTTGAATACGACTGGGAAAACGCCAAATCTTACCTGATTGATGAAGTTGACGGAACTATTCATGATAATATTCCGTATGACGTCGTTGTACCGAATTCATATAATATTGAGCCAGTTTTGGGATATAGTGCGTCAATTGACAATTATTTGATTACACAATATATCTACAGGGAAACTCCGGGTTTTTATAAGAATAAATTGGTATTTGAACTTCAAAACTTGCCAACCAGTACGGCATTGGATAGGCTTGTCGTAACAATCGAAGATTTAACTCCGGCACGTTATACAAAAGATTCTCCGGAGGGTACAGCTATTGTTAAAATATTTAACCCGAACGTGGATTATAGAGACATAAATTTGTTAAAGTATGATATTATAGATTCACCGGAAAATTTAAATGTCGAAATTGATCGAGAACATATAGATTATTCAAACTATGAGTCATACGGCGAAATACTTATACCGTTAAAAAATATTCATTTTACGACTCAAACAAAGAAAGCCGATGGACAATTTGGTTTTGAAGCATGTATTAGTGCCGAAATCGCCGGAATGACAATAGAACAGGTTGAGACGGCAACATACGGATGCGATTATATAACGACGGATTTTTATACGGTTCGACCTGAGCTTACAAAATTACAGATAGAATTGACATGGACGCCGGCATATGAAAATGAATTGATTATGCCGGATGAATCGGAAACTGTTCATGTAAAGATAACAAATAATAATTTAGATTATATTGATTTGTTAAATTATCCGATTAATTATACTTGCACCTGGGCTGGTGAAGGGGTACCGTTAAGTGATATTAGAAATTTAGATACATCCAATTATGATGAATATCATTACATTACATTTGACGTTGTAAATTTAATGAGCGACAGAATTGACCCTCCAAGATTAACATATTTGTTTGAAGTAACAGCATATATTGAAGGTTCAGATCCTGATGTTTCTCCAGAAATAACAGCAGAGTGGATGGAGGATAAAACGAAAGATAGTGCAGAAGTTGTATTTAATCTTTATGTTGACGTACTTGAACATCTTGTATTTCTTGAAAATACATTAGTTTATAATCCTGCGCTTGATGTTGATGAAGAAGGAAATTTAGTCAAGGTTATTAAGAAAAACGAAACACAGGGATTTACTATAGATTTGTATAATCCAAATATTAATCATAGAAGTATAAATGATGATCCTATCATTATGACATTATATTCACCGGATGCAAGATATTTTAACCAAACTACTGACGGTGTACATTTGGAATTTACTTATGATACGAATTATGAATCTAAATCTGATATTTCTGGTGCAGGTATTATTCATGTTACGGTGACTAATATGCATATTGACCACATAGACATACAAAAGCTTATCGGTTTATACGCATATGTTGATATTGACGGACATGAATCTACTGATACTGATGCAATTTATGAAGATGGACAATTCTGGACAATGGATGACCCAGTTATTCCGCATGAATGGGATTACATGAAGAATTATGTCATTTATACGGACTCGGTTCTTGAAACTGAAAATTCATATATCGGAGTTAGAGATATTAGATGTGCAGGTGCAAATTTTAGCTTTACGAACGTAGAATCTGATGTTTACTGTATTGGACCGTTGACGCTTAATAATCATAATATGAATCCTAATTTGGATTATTATTGTGGAAATTATCCTGGTATTACGGCAACTGGCAGCAGTTATCCTCTTAATTTCTACAACAATGGTAACATTAAGTATAATATTACTGTTCCGACCGGTACCAAGAAGCCGATGCTTTATTATTACTATAATCCGGAAGATCCTGCTGGTAATAACAGGTTTACGAATACGAATAATTCTGTAATCGGTAATGACCCGTATGCAGGATATGCAGATGATGGTGGTATGATTATAACAGATACAATGGTTAAGGAAATTAAGCAGCTTCCGATTTATCCGGGTACAAGAACAATTAACTTGTTCCAGGACGTTTCTTATAATTTTGCTACACATTTGAGCGAATTTGAATACGATGTGACAAAGGGTATTTACAAGGCTAACGCATTCAGAGCAAGTAACCGTTGTACGATTACATTGTGTGCCGGTGAATTCCATTTTAATACGTTTGACGCAGATACTTACTTTACGATAATTGTCCCGCATTTTGATACTGATGACGAATACGCAAAGATAATGGTGCAAGGAAATATCAATATAAGTAATAACTTGACAATCATAAACTATAAT